ATATTCGCCACCCGCCGCAACAATCGGGACAAGCTCATCGCCCATTGTTTCTCCGCCGTCCGCACGCGGCAGTGCAGCTCCATAAGGCGTCGCACCCTGACGGTAGGGTCCGCCCTTGCCGGCATATGGCGTGCCGGAGAAAATGTTTTTGGCGGTTTTGAAACCAGCCATGGTGTTGCCTTCGCCCATCGCCGAGATGATGTCGGCAGGAATGACGTAGCTGCCAGACTTGACATGCATCGGGAGGTGATCTGTGCGCCCGGCAACAGCCGAATGAATCGGACCTTTGTGATGCATCGTTTTCGGAGCGCCGCTCGTTTTTGTCGTAACTGTTTGTCCGCCAGCAGCCCTCTTCTTCCGCAAGCTGTCACGCGCTGTGTTCAACGCAATGGCGACCGCTTGCTTTTGCGGACGGCCAGAATGCACCAGCTCGCTGATGTTGGAGCTTACTGCCTTTTGCGAAGAACCTTTGGTGAGCGGCATGAATTATCCTATCGCGTAGGTAACATTTATTGACTGCCCTGTTCCGGGAACAATGACCAACCCATTGGAAAAGTTTTGCCCAGTTTGGGTCACACCAACAGAAGAAGGCACGACACAGAGGGCATTCGCAGCTGCAGCACCCGCAACTGTTGCAGAATTATATATCGTTCCGACTGCCGAGCCTGCAACTGTAACAGAGAAATTTACGATGTAGCCTTTTCCTGCAACAATCAAAGTGGATGCGGTGACTGTCGCAGAGGTCAATGTGCCTTGGGAGCGCAAAGAGGCTGTCCCAATGCCAGAAAGGGCGACGACGCCATTTTTCTGGGTTGTTAGGATGTCGTCAAGACTAGCCATCAGAATTTCCCATCTGGCTGGAACCGATAGCGAATATTGCCGATTCTCCAGAAAGAATCAATGTCATTGCTTTCGATTTTGATTGATACGAGGCGACCCCGGAAACGCGGGGTGATGTATTCTGTGGCTTGCGTAAGGGTGAACGGACCATAGGCGATTGGCGTTGCGCCGGGGTAATCAGTGACGTAAAACGTCATCAGGACGTTCGCGCCTTGGGTGCCATTGTAATAGCCCCATTTCATATCAGGCCAAACCTGATCGATAAAGGTTTTGACGTCGCCTTCAGCGAGCGTAAAATAGCCAGTTTGGAAACTGGAATTCATCGGCTGGCCATCGGCATTCTGGGAGACTTCATGCTGATAGATGAAGCCTGACGAATCAGCCCCGATCGGAGGGCCAAGGACCGATTGATTGATCCAAGCTGTCCGCTGAAGGGTTCCAAAATCCCACTGGTTCAGCAGGATGTTGTATTTCACATAGGCGTCAATCTCGCCTGTGTCTTTTGTCGGATAATACCACGACACTTCACCGAAACGTGAATTGGCAGCGAACCTGATTTTGTCAAGCTGTGTGGTGTCAAGGTCTTGGAAAATGACGTCCCAAATCGGGCAAGCAACAGGCTCAACGCCGCTGCCGGCAAGGCGGAAGAAAGAGCTTTGGCTCATCCAATAGACAATGCCATTGATTGATCCTGCTGCCTTGCGGCCAATCAGCCCACAGCCATTGCCGAGCTCGTTGAATTGGTAAACGTAAGGAAGGCTGACATATTGCATCGCCCAAATGGCGAGGTCGGTCCAAATCAGACCCTGTTGTGGGCCTTGGATACACTGGACGATTGTCGAGCCTTTGGGAATGCGGTAGCTGCCAGCCTGATTGGAAACAGTTCCAAGCCAGATGTTGTAATTGCCAATGTCGCACCAGCGGATTAAAAGCGGATCAGCGATGCCATTGAAAGTCGATCCCCAAGCGACAATTTGCCGCTGGGGCATGGCCACGAACATGCCGCTATTCAGCACCGGGGCGAAAGGCATGATCGTCGCGATCAAGCTGTTTGTGGCCGGACTCCATTGATAAATAGGACCATCAAGAGGACAAGAAACGAGCGTTTCTCCCCAGTTGTCGAGGGTCCAATCGACCGCAGTTATCGCGGTTCCGGTGGCAGCAGTTGGGACTGTGCCTGTGCCATAGCCGCCGCCGCCATAAGTTGAAGCACCATAGCCTGTTCCTGCAGGCAACGGACCAATGCCGATAAAGTATTTATAATAGGCATTTCCGCCGTTCTGCGATCCTGTCGTCGTGGAAGTTGCAGCAGTCGCAGCCTGAATTGTGAATGTGTTGGATGCTGTAACAGAAGTTACGGTATAATTGCCTTGGATAACGATCCCGCCGACAGTTGTCGAAACCACAGCTGCATAATTTTGCCCTGATGTTCCGACAGCCCACCCATGATTCGTTAAAGTTACTGTGACAACAGAAGATGTGTTTGTCGTTGCATAGCTGGCAACCACACCGCCATTAGTAACAGTCGAGGTCGCATTGGCTATGTCACCAATAGCATCGTACGTATAAATCTTGTAGGCATCAGCAGTCGATGCATAGCATGGATAAAGACCAAAAAGTAGTAGGCCTCCAACAGCTATTTGCGTTTCAATGAAAACACTGTTATAGCTCGTTATGTTGCTGCCGACCTGCTTTATGATGACTTCATTTGATCCAGAAACAGTTGAAACTTGAACCGAGACAGAAGAAGAAATTGATGTTTGTGGAGTTATGTTGACAAAATTGCGCGTTGTGCCATCTTTAATGTAGCCAAGAGAGCTTTCTGCGCCAACAGCGAGATACGAATTATTGTTGGTGTCTTCCCAAGCCCAAAGAGCTCTTACGATTGACCCGATCGGGTTGGTGAACCATTTGGCCCATCCGCCGAGCTTCTGGACAAGTCCGAAACCTTGACGGTCAGAAATGAAACGGATCAGGTTTGATTCTGATATAGCAGCTTCGTTGAGAGCAGGAGTCCTGTTCTGATCAACTCCGGGAATTAGCTTCAAAGAGTTGTGGGGCATGGATTAGCCCCTTGTCGAAGTTGCAATAGTGGCCGGACTTTGCGAGGACCAGCCAGCCGCATCAAACTTCTTGCGAGCCTCTTCAACCATCGCGCTCTGCAGCAGTGCCTTGTATTGGGACTCATAGCTCTGGGCCATGGCCGGATCATCAGACTGGCGACCGAAATTGCGCTGGTATGCGCTGATGTAAATCATCGACGCCATAATGAAAATGTCAGGCAGATAAAGGCTGATGAATGTCGAGGTGTTCGTCGCCGAAAGGCTGTTGGGTCGATAGGTTCCGACCACTTCAACAGGATAGGCTTGATCTGGCACCGGCCCGACGAAGAAAAGTGTCTCGTTAAAGGGGACGAAATATTTCGGCTGTCCGAGATTGGCAGTCAGCGAAGAGCCATAGACTGCATCGAGGAACTCTTTCGTCGTCGGCAAAAGAGGAACACGCACACAGGCGTCTGGGTCTGTCGTGGTCGAGGCATTGCCGGCAGCGTTAGTCAGCAGGTTGATCTGCTCGCTAACGACAAAGGTGCCCTCAGAAGAATTGCTGTTGGAAGATAGGTTGATATTGAATGACAGATTTCGATTTCCAGGAGTCAGAACAAAGGTGGTTCCGTGCAGGGAAGTGGACGTAAACATGAAATCAATATCACGATACATCCGGTTCTCGGCATACGTAATCATCTGCGGCAAGATCGTCACATAGGCTGAATCAGTCTCAGCAACGACAGCCAAGGTCGCAATCTGTGTGACGTATTGTGAATATGTGAGACCTGTTGTCATTTATTCACCCGTCACATGGTGCAACATTATCCCTCTTTTCTTGATAGAAAGAAAGAAATTTTATTGCGACTGTCCAGCCATTTTATTTGCTACGTCTAAGCAAATTTATCATAAGCTGCAGCCAGCTTCTGATCGTACTGGTTTTTGGCATATTGAGGGCCGTTGTAGCCCTTGGCAAAACCAGCCCAATTTTTGGCAACAAGCTCGTCCAGAAGGCCAGCCTTTTTGATGAAGGACGCCATCTGACGCAACTGCCCCGCCTCGCTCTCGCAGGCCTCAGACACCATCTCGTGGACGGAATTGCAGCCCGCGAGCTTGTAATTTGATCCCATGATCTGGCCCAGACCCCACGAAGTTGACAGCAGTGCTGCTTCTTCGTCGATAGCGCAAGCACGAACGATTTCTGCGTAAACGGCGTCAGACCCCTTCGGGTAGGGCTTCGTGCCCCACTTTTGATAAGCCAACCCTTCAGCTTCAGCATTGGCTCGAAGGCCCGGCGCATCTTTTAGGTGCTTGTAAAAATGGTGGCGCTCAAAGAGGGCCTTGGGACGTCCAGCCTTGTCGAAACCGGATCCTGCCGCCTCAACCGCAATTACGGCGCGGAAGGCTGCGGGCTCCACGCCCAGATCGTTGGCAATGTTGTCAATTTCAGACGGTTCAACTTTTCGCGCTGCGCCAGTGAAGTCCATCACTTCTCTCCTGCTTTTGCTGCCATTGCGTCAGTCTTGGCCTTCGAGCCAGCCGACGACCCATAGTAAAAGTTCACAACGCCTGTCCAAGCTGTGCCGAGAGCGCCAAGCATCATCAAGAGGGCCTCAGTGCCATTTTTAGGCATGCCGTTGATGAGCATCCAAATAAGGATGCCAAAGAAGCCGACTGTGATGATCAGCGCAAGAATGCGGGGGATCCAGTCATTCGTCTGCATCTGCATCTTGCGGGCGCTGTCGCGGTCTCCGGAGCTGATGCGCTCAAGGTCGATGTCCAGTTCCTTCATGCGGACCTTGAAGTCGGCATCAATTTTCTTGATTTCGGTCAGTTGCTCCGGCGTCGCCGACTGCATGGCGCTGGCGACGTCTTCTGACGTGCCGTTCTCGTGTCCCAAGAGGGCATTGGACAACGTCTTGACGGCCATTCCTGCCAGCGGTCCGCCGAGCGCGGTCGCAATTGTGGGCGCAACTTGCCCCAGAAGGGGGCCAAATGTTTTCAGAAGATCCATCACTTCCCCCTGTTCTCTATGATAGCGATGCGGCGATCAAGGTCAGAGACAGCCTTCGCCGTCTCCATCCTGATGGCTGCCCTAGCCGCCGCAGCGTCAGCCGCCATATCAAGTCGGCTCTTCTCAACGGCGGCCATCGCCCGCTCGCGGTCCAGCGTCATCGCGGCGCGGCCTAGCGCGGCCTCCTTCTCGACGCTATTGATTTTCTCGCTCAGGTTTTCCCTGATTTCAGCCATGTCGATGGTGGTGCCCTGCGGGGGAATTGCTTTGTTGTCGGCATTCACCACGACCGCGACCCGTGATTTGAGCTGGATGATCTCGGTGTTGGCGTTAGAGAGCGCGCTCATCAGGTACACGACACAAGAAAACAGGATCGGGACGCCAGCAAAGACGATCTTCTCGACCATCGCGCCCTTGCTGGCCGATGCGGCCATATCAAGGGAAATCTTCTCCTGTTTTTCCTCTGTTGTGCTCATGGCTTGTCCGCCTTTGCGTCTAGCTTGTTATCAATGCGTTGAAGCATGTCTTCAATACGTTTCATCCGAGCGTCAAGATCTGCGCGAGGGACGTAGGTCTTGGGCAGATCGACTTCGATCCGGTGGATGTCCTCGCGCAAGTCCTTGACCGCGCCCCACAACTCGCGGGCCAGCCAGCCCACGACTGAGAGGGTGATGCCCCCAGCGATATTGATAAGCGTCTGGGGTTCCATTGTGCGTGCTCCAAACGAAGATTATTCAGCCACAGGGGCGGGATCGACAGCCACAACGGAGGCCTGGGCCGCAATCTGCGCCTCGCCGTCAGTCTTGATCTTGGTGACCAAGGTCTGCACCTCGGCGTAGGGCCGCTGCCCGAGGGCGTTGAGGATCGCATTGACCTCTTCCACCGAAAATTTGAAGTTCAGTTCCATGTTCTTCCCTCTTCAAAAGCCCAACCATTGGGCTGTTTATTTCTACCCGCATCGCTGCGACACGCAAGCGTCAGTCCTGTACACCCTTCACCAAATTTAGACACCGGCTGTCCGGCTCCAGCGCAATAAATTCGTGGGACTGGCCCGGCTCCCAGTCGATGAAAGCCCCAGCCTCGCTGACCATTTCCCAGCCGCCGCCGTGTATGCGGAATGACCCACTGAGGATGAAGGTCACATGCACAGTTGTCTCTGTGTGACTGTGCATGGGCAGCGTGTCGCCAATTTCTTCAAAGCTGTACAGGGCCCCAAACAATTTCCCGAATTGCTTGGGTTCGATTTTCATCATCACAGCACCGTCGGCGGGTCTGAAGGCGTTGCCGCCTGAACCCATTTATAAGTGTTTGTATCCAATACCCAACCCTCGCCGGGGTATGGGGCAATGAAGGCACCATCTGGTTGGGCGGTGGCATCAAACGTGAAGCCCGGCCCAGCATAATTGTACCGGAAGCTGCCGTCGTCGCTTGTCTGCGCCCAAAGCGTGTCCGCCCCAAAAATGTTTTGCAGGTAGGCCTGACCAACGGGCTCGCTTTCTGGGAATGGCAAATTGTCGATGCTGCTGTCATCTACGGCGAGCACTTGTATCACATAAGTGGCTTGGTTAAGTTGAGCAAAATGGGCCATGTTGCCTCCTATTGATACAGATAACGGATTATGACGATACCGTCACTGCCTTGGCCGCCGATGCTGGAGCCGCAAAACTCATAAGCACCGCCACCACCACCACTGCCCCTATTGGCAGGGGAAGCATTAGCGCCATTGGCTCCGTCGGATGCGCCGCCCGCGCCGCCGATGCTGGAGCCGCCCGCACCGCCGACAGTGCCACCCTGACCAACGCCACCACCACCACCGGCAGCATAAGTGACTGCTGCACCAGAAAACGAGTTGGAAGACCCTATGCCGCCAGCAGCGCCATTCGTTGTTGTTGTTGATGAACCAACCGCGCCCGCGCCGCCGCCGCCACCGCCACCTCTAGCCGGAGACCCAGAATTGCCGCCGTTGTTTCCTTGCCCTGATGTGCCCGTGCCGCCGGTTTGAGACCCACCAGCATAGTCACTGCCGCCGCCGCCAGAGCCGCCGCTCTGCGGCGGACCTTGTCCTCCACTGCCCCTGCCTCCAGCCGTAGATGTTGTTGCAATGGCGACGGAGTTAGAGCCACCGCCACCGCTAGCACCTCCAGCACCAACGGTAATCGTATAAACCTGAACGGTAACAGACCCTCCAGTGATGGCTTGGAAGCCGCCCGCGCCGCCGCCACCAGCAGACCAACTATCACCACCCGTGCCGCCACCACCGCCGCCCGCGACAACAAGGTAATCAACGGTTTTACCAGCACCGACATTGGTTACGGTAAACGTGCCAGTGCCGGTAAAAGTATGGATTTTGTAATTGCCGCTGGTCGTGACAGTGCCGCCGGTCGCTTCAATAAACAAGCTCCCGCCACTAGCGGTAAGAAAGAAATTTTTGGCGGCGAACATTACGGGGTGTACCCCTGCGCTATGCTGCCGTACCAGTTGGTGCCGTCAGCGATAAAAGTAAGGATGTCCATTTTGCCCGCCGTAGCGGTGATTGTAGGTGCGCCTGCCGTGCCCCACTTGACGCTGGTAAATGTAGCCGTGCCGTTGCCAGTTGTCGCGGCTTGTTTTAACAACAGCACAAATGATTTGCCCGCAGTAGCCGTAGGCATTGTAAACGTGCAAGCCGTTGATGCCGTCAACGTAGCCGTTTGAACCGTGCCGTTGGTCAGCGCGATGGTATTAGCAGTTGTAACCGTCCCAATAGCCACCACCGACTCAACGTAATTGGTGACGGTAGGATTGTTAACTGTAGGCGACGTACCAAGAACGATGCTGCCGGAACCCGATACGTTTTGACCAAGTGCAGTTGCAACGCCAGTGCCAAAACTGGTAATGTTAGTACCCCCGTTAGCAACCGGCAGAACTCCCGTGACGCCAGCGGTGAGGGAAACCTGACCCCACGCCGCAGTTCCACCTACAACCGTCAGAACTTGACTGGTCGAGCCGATGCCGAGCCGCGTGGAGCTATTCGTGCCGTTGCCGACGATAAGGTCGCCGGTCGTGGTCACAGGCGACAGGGCATTGAAGCCCGCCGCCGCCGTGGTCTGGCCGGTGCCGCCGTAAAGGATGCCGACTGCCGCACCGTTCCATGTCGTGCCGCTGGCAATCGTGCCTGTCCAAGTTAGGGTGTTGGTTGACCAGCTTACAGCGGACGGAAGTAGGGCATGGACATCCCAAGTTCCAGCGGCTGGGCTGTTGGCTGTCAACGTAATTTCAACGTATGACCCGGATTGCAAAGTGACAATTGTTGTCGTGGAATTGTTTCGGACAATGACTGTGCCGGAGGACTGGTTGTTGTTGACCCGATAGACAGCCCCAACAGGCAGCGTAGTTGCATCTGGCAATTGAATGGTGTGCCCACCAGAACCGTTAACAATAAATGAATACGCTGAAGACACAGTTAACGTCGTTACGGTGGCGGATGCCGTAATAGCTGTGAAAGTTTCAAAAAAACTGTTGGCTGACAAATTAGAGTTGGCATCCTTGACCGCAATGCCGCTGGCAGCATTCGTCGTATTGCCAAGGGCGGTCAGGACGCCTGTGCCGGTCGTGGTCGTAGAAGGAGCGACGCCAGCGCCGCCACCAATGACAAGAGCGTTAGACGCCAGAGCCGCCGAAGACGCCCATGCCGTTCCGCTGCTAAAGTACGGGATGCCCCCCGATGTACCAGCCACAGTAAGGGCTGGGGTGGTGGTCGCCGTGGCAACAGAGATGATGCCGCCAGTGAACGAGACGCTGGTGACTGTGCCAGATCCGCCGGACACAGCGGCCCATGAACCATCACCACGGAGATACGTGGAGGCAGACGGCGTGCCTGTGGCGGAGATGCTGCCAATCGGAAGGCTAAGGGCGGTCGCACCTGTGAGGTTTATGGACGTAGGTTGACCGCCCGCGCCATTGAACAGCACCGGAGCGCCAGCGGAGCCGACATTGGCGCCGAGCGCCGTGCGGACGCCCGTGCCGTAGGCAAACTGAGCCAACTGGGTGCTGGCGTCATCAACATACAGGCCTTGGCCGCTGGTGCCGCCAGAGATTAAAGAACCAATTGATATTGATGCAGCCGTTGGAGAAACCGCACCCAAAGAACCATTGTTGTTGTAAAGCAAATATCCGTTAGTCGCACCGGAGATGGAAATTGAACCAAGCGTCAGCGTCAGCGATGTCGGCGTGCCGCCAGCGCCATTGAACAAAACCGGAGCGCCGTTCGATCCAGCAGCAATCTGAATTGCGTTGAATATGCCGGCACCATAAGGAAACTCGCCGAGAGTCCCTGAAGAACTAACATACAATCCGTTGCCGGGAGTGCCGCCCGAAACTGCGCCGCCAATCGTGACAACCGGCGCAGCCATGGTCGAAGAGGTGTAGGTCGCGATCTGGCTGACGGTAAGACGCACAGTGGTGGTAGATTGAACTGCCGGCAGCTGCTCTGTGCCAGTCAGCGCAATTGCAAGAGGCAGGTTCGTGATGGTTGTGTTTGCCATTTAGACGCCCGCCTGAGGTATCTGAGAATAATTGTAGGGGAGGCCGACCTTGGCTGTCAGAACTTTCGTCGTTCCGGTCAATAGCGAGCCTGCAGGTATGATCGAGTTGACCATGTAGGTGAATGCGGTGGCTGTTGTGACCGTCACCGAATAGAAACCGTTGGCTGTGTTGTTGGTTGCGCCAGCAACGGAAACCTGCGCATCGGTCGCCAAGCCATGGACAGAGCTGCACGTCACAGTGATTGTGGCGGTTCCGGCCGAAGACAGGGACAGGACTGGCAACTGGACCGCATAGGCTACATTCCCCTGCAGAGGCATGATTGCGCCTTGCTGGAGCCCTCCAGGGACACCTATAGGCTGCGCAGTCAGGTCGATGCCGCTCTCGGTGGTAATATTAGTTGTGGACGGAATCGGGATGCCAGTCAAAGGATCAACAACGGTCGCGCTGACAATCGACAAATCGTCCGTCACCGCAGTGACAAAATCCTGAATGCGAGCATTCGCAATCGGGGTCGGGTCTGCCGGCACGACAATGGCGCGCAGCTGCTGCTGCGGATCATCATAGCAGCTTTTGCAAACCAACATCTTGATGTTCTGCAGCGAGGCTCCGCGCCAATCGAACTGCCAGTTCAGATCGGTGAGGTTGTAGCGGAAACCGCAGCGGTCGCATATGCCATGCGCTTGGGGACTTCTTGCGCTTGTTCTCGCTCTGCCAGCTTGGGAAGCATATGCCATGATGCCTCCTTATGTTCGGTAATAGCCGGAGATCTGAGGCGAGATATATTGCTGCGCTTGCTCGATGTTCTGAGAGGCTGCGATGTTGTATGACTCGTCGGCGAGCATTTTCAGGCCCGGAGCCATTGGCGGATTCCACACCCTTGCAAGGCGATAGGCGAGCCCATCTGCAAAAGCTTCGAACCAAAGGTAGGGAATGTCAACCGTCTGGCCATTCGAAAGTGCCGCATCTTCAATGCGAATCACGCGGTAGTATTTCAGATATTGCGCTGAGTTTCCATCCGGCACAGGCCAAAGGGTGACTGTCGGAGAAAGCAGACGATCAAACCAGAATGTCGTCGTGAAGCCCTGCTGCTCTTTGTTCGGATAGCTGGCATATTCTGTGCGGCTGATTGGCGTTATGATGCGGTCTGTTGGGCTGCCATTGCCATTGTCAATGACCATGTAAGCGTCAAGAATCATCACAGTGTTTGAATCAACTGTGTATGTTGACTGGCCTTCGACAAGCGCGACCGTGACCGGATCAACTTTCCAAAGATTTACACCTTGGTTCGACCAGCGTGACAGCATCATATTGGTGGCCATCCGCGCAGCTTCCATGTGCTCTTGAAGCACAGAAGTGTTGCGGAGGCCAGCCAAATTGTAGGCATACAAAGTCAACTCGCCGAGCGATGGGTTGAAGGTGTATGTGCCGCTGGTTGTCATCTTTTCCTCAGATTAATACGAAACGCTGCCAAACTGCGTAATCGTTGCGGTGACAAATCCGGGATTGGTCTGGCTATTCAGGAGAACACGGACAAAAGTAGGCGTTATGTTAAAGATGCCGCTTTTGCTCGTGGTCTGAGAAACAATATTCGTGTCCAGCGCACTAAGCCATGTCACTGCCGCAGGAGTTACGGAGTTGGTAGGGCTATTTGGATCATCCATAGATGTTTGAACAGTGTAGTTCACTGTGCCAGAGACAGTTACCT